AAATCTTACTGAAGAATTTATGGAGTTTACTAAATTGTTGAAGCCTTTAGAAAGTTGAACTAAATAGGCTAAACATGCTAAAAGCTTCTCAGTACGAGGATTTAGAAAATTCTAATTCAAATCCAGTTGATCGTTTATATACTCATGAATATATTGAGGGTGTATTAAAGGCTGGTTCATTAATTTCAATGCTAGAGGGCAAAAAAATTAACGTCACAACGCTCTTTTTGCTCGTTCTTGAAAACAAACACTATCAAGATTTTTTTACAGAAATTACTGCATCTAATAACTTTAAAGAAGCAATTTTATCTCTGTTGTGTTTATATCCAACTCTAGTAAAATCAAAGTTTACAAAATCCTTTATTCGTAAAGCAAATGCCAATCGATCAAATGTCAGAGCTTGAAAAGCTCATCTATAATAAACATTTAGCTGTTACCCGATCTCTTAAAAATAAGCCTTTTAGATTTAAAAAAGATTTTTCAGACATAGTTGATACAGACAAACACAAATATCTAAAACGGCTTGCAATTTTTTTACGCAAGCATCCAGATGTTGAGTTAAACGTATTTTTTGAAGCACCTTATAAATTGTATCCAGACGTTGCTTATTTTGGTTTGGATTATTTTTCATCAATGAGAGCTATCCGAGCTTATACTCTTTATAGGAAAATGCTTTTTTTAAAAGATCCTGATTCTCAAATTGAGAGTGTAAAGGAGTCTCTAAAATTTATTGCAAACTTTTGCATTGAAGAAAAAATACTACTACATCAATATCCTCATCACAAAATTTCAGATCATTTTACTTGGATGACGCACTACAAAGAAAATAAGATCAATATCTTGTCTATGATGGAATTTAAAGATGTTTATTCATCCGTTCAGACTTTGGCTGAAGATATACAGCGTTTTTTTGTTCAAAACTTCATTGAACAGTTTAAAAGCTTGTATGTCTCTTATAACAATTCTTCAAAGCTTAAGCCGTTCCTTAAAAAAGCTGTTCAACAGCTCAATAATTTTGTCAGCATAGAGTTGACGAAGCAAAAAAACCATATACAATAATAAGAAATACTATGAGTACATCATTCAATACCAAATCCATGTTTGATGCGATTAAGCAATCGCTTTCTACAGACAAAGCACAAGGAGGCAATGGCCTCTATAAAGAAATCCTAAAGTTTACACCGGGTAACACTTATCAGGTTAGACTTGTTCCAAATCCGAATTTGCCCAAGGAAACTATTTTCCATTACTACAACCATGCTTGGACTTCAAACTCCACAGGCAAGTTTATTACTGCTTTGTGTCCGACAACTTTCGGGGAATCATGTCCTATCGATGCTTATTATCTTAAGACCTATCGCACAGGCACAGAATCTGAAAAGTCAGCTGCTGGTATTCTATCTAGAAAAGAGGGTTGGATGGTTAATGTATACGTAATTTCTGATCCTTCTAATCCCGAAAACGAAGGAAAGGTTAAAATTCTCCGCTACGGCAAGGAACTCGCTAAGATTATTCAAAGCGCAATTGAAGGAGATGATGCAGAAGAGTTTGGTGTCGAAAAGGTTTTCGATGTTGTTAATGGTTCCACCCTTCGCATTAAATGTGAAAGCCGTACTGGCAATCGCGGTGGCAAGACACAGTATGTAACATACTCTTCTTCTAAGTTCTTATCTCCTTCTACAATTGAAGTAGATACTGACAACGTCTACAGTTCTGTTCACGATCTCAAAGGAGTTAATAAACAAACTACTCCTGCTGAAATGCAGCGTTTGCTAGACGAGCACTTCTTCAATCTAACTACTGGTTCCTCAATTGAGGAAGATGAGGAAGTAGATACAGCCGAAGTTGTATCTGTAAACATTGACATGTCCTCTAAGACATCTGAACCTACTTCTGCTTCCTCAGCAGAAGATGAAGAGACAGATCAGTCAACTGACGAAAAACTTAAGAAACTTCTTGCTGAGCTCTAAGATGTCTATAAATCATAACGACTACACAGAACACATGCCTCATCTTGACTTTCGTTACGATGAGTCATATTATCCTGAAGATTCAGAGTTGCCAGATCCTCAAATCGATCCTGTAATTCCCGGAGCAAGGGTTCCTATTAATAAAGTTGGTGTGTCGGGAGTTGAGTTGCCTGTTAATTTCATTCGCAGAGACGGAACAATTGAAAAGCTTGCAACGGAAATTTCTCTGTATGGCTCACTTGATAATCCCAACGCAAAAGGTTTAAACCTGAGTAGGTTTCCAGTGGTTATGCATGAGCAAATTGCAAACCACCTTTCAATCGAAGGAATTACTCATATCTTGGATGTTCTTCAGAAAAAGCAAGGATCTCAAAATGTTTATTGCAAAATGAAGTTCAAGTATCCTTGGACACAAAAAGCTTTGAGAACACGAAAAGAGTTGCCCAACGATGCTTTAGATGCAGATGTGTTTAAAGTAGTTGAAGGAGTAAAACTTAGTTATGAAAAAGCAGAAGGATACATTTTTTACAATTGTGTTCTTGAAGGTCAAAAGCATCTTGATGAGTATAAATTTTATCTTACAGTCAATTATGTTTATAGTTCTACTTGTCCTTGTTCGTTTGAGTTAGCACAAGATGCAACTCTTAAGCGAGGCAAAGCAGCTAACGGACACAGTCAACGTTCTATAGCAAAAGTTACAGTTCAATTTGACCCACAGAACGTTGTTTATATTGAAGATATTGTTGAGATGGCTCGTAAAAAAGTTCCAACGGAAGTTGTTATTATTTGTAAAAGAAGAGATGAGCAAGCCTTTGCTGAACTTAATGGTTCTAATCTTTTGTTTACTGAAGATGCAATTCGGTTGTTTTATGAAGGTCTTGATGAAATGTTCAATGACGGAAAAATTATTGACTTCAGCGTTGTAACCGATCACCTTGAATCACTTCATCCGTGGCAAGCAACTGCTGTCATCCGTAAAGGAATCCCAGGAGGTTTAATGTGATAACACAAGACCAACTTGCAGCAGCAACAATTGCTCAAATCTTTGGAAGTGAGTTACTTAACGCTCAAAAGAACGCTAAAACAGATTCTGGCTCTACACCTGACTTTGTTAAAGTACATCCTAGAGATATTTTGATGGGGCAACCAGTCAACCAACAAGTACAGACAATGGAACAACAGCGAATGTTGGAGGCTCTTCAGCGTGAAGCTGAAGCTTCTTGTCCTTTGCCTCAACAACCTATGATGCAACCAATGCAGGTTGCTGTTCCTCCTCCACTTCAAAACGCAGTAGAACCTCAACCAACAATTCAACCAACTAAAACAACTTCTTTGCTTGAAGTGCAACAACCTTCGAGCTCTAATAACGTCTGGGAAAGAATTGCTTTAAGTTTAGAAAAGATTGCAACTCGTCTTGAAACTGTTGAAATTACTCTAAAAAAGAAGAGAGTAAGACGTAAATGAATCTAGTTGTTAAAAAGAGTTTGTTTGCTGACAGCATTCTTATTCCTGCAAGCAAATTAACAGACAATATTGCTTTGAAGTTTGATGGCACTAGAGTTTCAACTCTTGTTACTTCAAGTGATAACTCAACCATACTCCAAGCATCTTTAGATTGCAAGTGCGATGCTGGTGTAACGTGCATTATTCCGGATTGCAAAGCATTTTTACGTCTCTTCTCTGGAATATCCGAAGAAGAGCCAACACTAAAGATTGAAAGCAATTTAATCAGCTACAAACATAAAGATTTTTCGTTCAAGTATCACTTGTTAGACGAAAATTACTTTACTAACAAAAAGTCCATTAGCGAAGAAAAGCTCAATCAAATTAAATTCGACACTCAATTTCAAATAACGAGACAAAAGCTAAGCGAGTTGTTGAGGTACAACGCTATCATACCAGATGCAGAAAAAATTTACTTTCAGACAACTGACAAACAAGTAACTGTTAAACTCGGAGACGAACTTAAAAGCAATACCAACGAAATTGAAACACCCGTCTCACAGAGCTTTGAAGGGTTGCCTATTACAGAAAAATTACCTGTAAACATTCAAAACATTCTTCTTTTAAGCTTTTCTGTAGACACTATTGAGGTTGGTATCAATCATGAACTCAAAGTTTTTAGATTCCAGACACCTAATACCAAGTACATTATTTCTGGACTTGTCAAATAATTTTAGTAATTAAATTATATGGCAAACAAACTAACTACACTGGGTTACACGCTAAAGCGTTTAAGAGATTCTGGCTATGTGTCTTGTAAACTGTTTGCAAATTATGGAGAATCTGATCCTCGAGCATGGACCTTAATGATTGATCCAGGAGCAGCTTCAGTTTTGTGTACTTGCTATATTAATGATCCTTACCTAGGGGAGACGTTCTTAGAGCTGTATGATGGTAATCAATATATTCCAGGTCGTCTTAAAATTAAAACCAGCTCCTTCGAGGTGTTAGTTGAACATTTAATCAAGTATGGAATAGTAGGAAACCATTCTAACACTAAGCGTTCCACGACTTGAAATGAGTTGAAAAGCAGTTAAGTAGTTTTATGTCTGCTCAACCATCAGATAAACCCAACAAAAAGGTACGTAAAAAAAAACCTATAAAATCCACTCTGGGTTCGTTGACAGATTCTGTGTCGTTATCTGGAGAAGAAAGTTTGCTACCAATCTCTAAGTTCGAACAACTTAATATTGAGCAGCTAATAGCAAACGCAATGCTGAGACACAAATCAGAAGATCTAGAAGACAAAAAACGAAAGTTTAAAGATGTAGATTACCTCAACACAATTATTGAAGAGTATTTAAGTTGTTTCGTTTTAGTAGGTTTTTCAATTCAAAATGAAAAGGTTTGTATTTTTAATGCTCATTCGAGTAAAGACGAAGGAGCATTGGTAGATTATTTACGTGCTACATTCTTAGAGATTGTAAATAACAGACCATAACAGTAAATAAGTTTGTGTCAGAACTAGATACAAACGACCAACCTTGTAGAAGAGGTCGGCCAAAAGGTAGTAAAAACAAACCAAAGCGCAAACTTTCCAAAAAGGAAAAGCTCAAAAAAATAGAGCCTTCCAATGACGAAGGTTTAGATTCGCATTTGGATTATAATAAGTTTGTTGAAACTGGTTACAATATCTCAACGGAAGCAATCATTAATGCAGAACCAATTGATGAAAATTATTACTACAGAGGCTCAAAAAATGTACCAGTTGCTGGAGCTCAGTATCCATGGACACCAGCAATGGTTGAAGAACTACGTCGCTGTAAAGACGACATCATATATTTTGCTGAAAACTTTTTTTATGTAGTAACTTTAAACGAAGGTAAAAGAAAAATCAAACTTTACGAACCTCAAAAGCGTGTTTTAAGAAGTTTGGTTGACCACCGATTTGTTAGTTTGTTGAGTTGTAGACAGTCAGGAAAAACTACCCTTCTTACAATTTTTGTGTTGTGGATGATTTGCTTTAATGGAGATTATAGAGCTGCTATTGTTGCAAACAAAGAAACAACAGCTATTAATATTTTTAAACGCGTTCGTATGGCTTACGAACAGCTTCCTAACTATATTAAACCTGGCGTAAAAGATTACGCTAAAACAGGAATGACGCTTGGAAACGACTCCAGTATTATTGTTTCAACTACAACAACTACTTCTATTCGTGGTGATACCCTAAACGCCATTTGTTTGGATGAGGCAGCTTTTATTGAAAGTCATTTGCTAGAAGAATTCTGGGCTTCAGTTATTCCAGCAATTTCTTCTGGTAAAAGATCTAAAATTTTAATGGTGTCAACTCCTAATGGTGTTGGTAATAAATTTTACGAAATTTTTTCGGGAGCCGAAAGTGGCAAACTTAAAGAATGGAAGTCCGAACGAATTGATTGGTGGGAGGTTCCAGGTAGAGATGAAAACTGGAAGCAAACAATGATTGAGATTCTAGGTTCAGAAGAAAAGTTTTTACAAGAGTTTAACAATACATTTTTAGATACAGCATCATGTGCAGTTGGGGCAGCTGTTATTGAAAGATTTAAGCAAGAAAAGAAACCTGCCATCTGGTCATCAGAAGATGGAGAGTATCATGTTTTTGAGGCTCCTTCAAAAGACAAGCTTTATGTTATTGGCGTAGACGTTGGAGAGGGTATTGGAAGAGCTGCTTCGGTTGCTCAGATTTTAGATGTTACGGATTTACAAGAAATAAAACAAGTAGCTGTATATGGTTCATCAACAATTGAACCGTATCACTTTGCAAACAAGTTAAACGTCATTGGGCACTCATGGGGCTTAGCTCCTATGTTAATTGAAAGGAACAACTGCGGAGCTCAAGTAATTGATGCTTTATACCATCAACACAGATATGAAAAAATTGTTAGCTATAATAAAATCTCTGAGATGGACAAATACAATCGCACAAGAAACCTTGGTGTGCTGTCTCACACTAATATCAAATTTGACGGTGTTCAAAACATGAGATATTGGGTTAACCATTTGCAAGTTGTTAAAGTTAATGATCCGCAAACAATTACTGAATTTGAAACTTTTGTTAGACAACCAAACGGCATTTACAAAAAAAGAAATGATAACTTCTATGATGACCGTATTATGTCTCTTGTTTGGGCTTTGTTTATTTTAGAAACTGAAATTTGCCAACAGTATTTTACAATTGCTCAGTTTGACAATCAATACAAACCACTTAAAATTAGCTCTAATGGATATTGGGAAGTAGTTGATGAGAATTACAAACTAAGAGATTTAGCTAGAGATAATAATGCTATTATAAATCTTCCGGATCAAACCTTTTTAGATACTTTTGATGAATCTCAACCTTCGGGTCTAGGATTTACAGAATCAGATTTGTTTGCCACTCAAGACAATAAGTATGGATTGGACATGGAAGATCTCATGAATATGGGATACCAACCTTTTCTATCAAATGAGTGATACAATTTGCGAAAACCCTGAACTTCAGTCTCCTTTAAACAAAGCATCAAAGGATAGATTTATTCTTGTTTTAAATCTACCTGCAATACTTCGTAAAAAAGCTCTTACTGATGACTGTCTAGATTTAGACACATTACAAATGAGCGTTTACGGTTCAATTATTCCAACTGTCTCTGTACCAGCAATTGAAGTACGGTATGGCTCTCAATCAGCAAATTATTCATCTCATTCAAGACCAAATTATCCTCCGTTAACAGTTAATTTTGTTGTGGATAATGAGTTTAAAAACTATTACATTTTATGGAAATGGTTAGCTGAACTAAACGATCCAAGAGAGGGAGATTATAATGGAACACCGTCTAAACAACAAACAAGAAGAGCTCAGTTGAATTTAGGTTTGAACACAGAATACCAAACTACCTTGTCAATACTTGCTTTAAATGAATTTAATAAAACAGTTGCAGAATTTACATATTATAACTGTTTTATTACGAACCTTGGGGGAATTAACTATTCGTATAGAGATGGTGAAATTATTGAAACTGTAGCAGAGTTTCAATATAACCAATTAGATGTAAGCAAGCCTAAAAATTAACCCGATTTACAATAAGTATTTTTATATATGGCAAGAACAATTACTTCACCTGGTGTACAAATTTCTGAAAAAGACCTTTCTCTACGTACAACGACTCCTGCAGGAACAAACGTCCTTGTACCTGGTTTTGCAGCTCAAGGACCAATCAGCGAACCTCTTGTTATTACAACAGCAAGTGAGTTAGAAGCAATTTACGGTGTTCCGACTACTCCAGCCGAGCGTTACTTTTACTATTCCTGTAAAGAAGTTTTAAATTCTCCAGCTGTTTTAACCACAGTTCGTTTACCTTATGGTCAAGATTCTGGTTCTGGCTTTTCATCATCTTACAGTGGTTTATTTTATCCCATGGCTTCTGGATTTGCAATCCAGCAAGACGAATCAGGAAATGACACTTTAATTACCGAGTGGAAGGTTGGTAACCCAGTCCATATTACACTTTCTCCACAACAATATTCAAAGCTAATGGAAGGAGACTTCGATTGGCTTGGTACTGCAAGTGGAACGTCATATACTACAGTTAGTTCTGTAACAACTCCTAGCTTATCTTCTAGTAAGGGTGTTAATGCAGTTGGTAGTTCACTTGTTAATAAAGCAGGAACAATTACAGTACAAGCTGGTTTTGTAATTCTAAACGATCTACAAACAGCAGTTAACGAATTAGCTGAAGGCTACTATGTCGGCTTTGTTGATAACTCGTCAATGATGGCTTCATCTCCTGATTTTAACTCAATTCTACAAATGCAAACTTTAACCGGAACAGATAACACCGGTGGTAAATTTGCAACAGTTGCAACAACAAGACTTGACTTCTCCTTGTCAGCTACTGCTACAGATAGTTCAAGAGGCGTCAACAGTGTTTCTGAACAACTTGAAAAAGTTGGTTTCATTGGATTTGAAAAGTCTAATTACCAAGATCACATTTCTTTAGGCATTTTCAAACTTCGCAGATCAACGTCAGAAGGCACACTTCTTTCAATTGCTACTTCTGAAAGATATCTTGGTTCACTAGATTATAACAGAAGACAAGTAAGTCAAACCGGGGGTCTTTTATCAAACGCTTATATTGAAGACATTATTAACAATAGTTCTCCTACAGTTAAAGTCATGATTAACCCAGCTGTATCAAGAGCTTTTGATTGGACTGTTAATTCATCCACACCAACATCACGTGTAACTATATCAAACGAAGCTAAAAAGCTTTATGCAGTAGGTGTTTATGTACAAGATACACGTAGTCTAGAAGTTACCAAGATTATCGGAAACGTTCCTGGTAAGCTTGACAAAGCACTTCGCGTACTTGAAACACCTGAAAACAGTGTTGTTGATGTAGTTTGTGATGCAGGCTTATCAACAATTTACTCTGTCACAGATTATCTCAACGTGGACAGTTATAACGACGAATCTTACATTGACAATACAATTTATCTTGCTAACGGTTGGCAGGGCGTTGTTAATCAGCTTGTTGAGTTCTGCGAAAACACAAGAAAAGATTGTGTCGCAATCATTGATCCTCCTCGTTCGGTATTTGTTTCCGGTAAAGACACAAAGGTTATTGATGCTGAAGACAAAAACTTCACACAAAACATTTACAACCCACTTAGATTGTTAATGGGCACACTTGAAACAAACTTCGCTGCAACATACGGCAACTGGATTAAAGTTCAAGACATCTTCAGTGGAAGACGCACATGGATTCCTTTCTCCGGATACGCCTCTGCAATTTATGCTAGAAACGATGCTATCGCAAACCCATGGTCTGCACCAGCTGGTTTAAATAGAGGTATTTTCAATGCAGTTGATATTGCTTTCAATCCAAATCAAAAGCAAAGAGATCGCTTATACGAAATTTCTGTAAACCCAGTTGTATTCTTCACAGGAGATGGCTACTCAATCATGGGTCAGAAGACTCTACAAACAAAGCCTACTGCTTTTGATAGAATTAATGTTAGAAGATTGTTCTTAGCACTTGAGCGCGCTGTTCAACGTACTTTGAAATATTTTGTCTTTGAACCGAACACAGAGTTTACAAGAACTCGCTTGAGAAGTACTATTACTCCTCTATTTGAGTTTGCAAAAAACACTGAGGGTCTATACGATTACTTGATCGTTGTAGATGAAAGAAACAACACTCCTGACACAATTGACAACAACGAGTTAATCGTAGACATCTACATTAAACCAGTTAGAACAGCTGAATTCGTTCTAGTCAACTTTGTTGCAACCCGCACTGGTCAAGACTTCCAAGAATTGATCTAATCTAAATAAGTAATTTTATGCCACAAAACATTACATCGTTCTACAAAGTAGCTCAAACAAGAGACTTTGCACGTCAATTTCAATTCAGACTAGTTCAGTTTGGAAACACAGGTTTCTTAGAAGACGATCTAGTTTATGTTGAAACAGCTTCTTTGCCAGGCAGACAAATCAATAACATTACTGTACCTTACATGGGTCTTCAGTTCAATGTTCCTGGTACAGCTGCATATCCTGGATCTGCAGGATACAACGTAACGTTCCGTTGCGATCAAAATTACGACCTAAGAAGTGTTTTAGAGCAAGCAACCTTTGACACATTTAACGACAATTCGTCAACCGGTAATTACAATACCCCATCAGACGGTTCGCAGTTAATCATGCAGCTTTTTGACAAGAATTTAACTACAGTTAACGAGTATACACTATACGGTGTTTACATTCAAAACCTAGCAGACACAGCATATGACATTAAAGACACCGGAACAGTTGCTTTAATTAACGCTACAATTGCTTATCAGTTCTGGAGAAAAACAGGCGTTCGTAGAACAGTAGTTTAATAAAACAGTTACAAAATTATGGACAGGGTTATATTGAATTTGCTGAAACTACAAATTCAATTGAGAATTTTGCATTGGCAAACAAACAGCCACGCACAACACGAAGCGTTCGGTAAAGCATATGAAAGTTTAGATGTATTGTTAGATACTCTTGTAGAAAATTATCAGGGTAAAAGAGGAATAATTAAATTCGGTTCCCCTGCTACAATCGAACTTACAAATTTTGAAAGTATCTCTATTATGGATGTTTTACATGAAGTAACTGATTATCTTTCAACAGAATTTAATAATTGTGTTGATGTACAGAAAGATACAGATGCTCTTAATATTAG